CAAGAAATGAGTATTAGTATTTTACAAGGTATTAAAAAGTACTATGAAACATTCCACAATGTTAAGATTCGCAACGATGCTATCCAAGCGGCTGTTAAATTGTCAGTTAAGTATCAAACAGACAAGAAACTTCCAGATAAAGCTATTGACTTGATCGATGTTGCTTGTAGTCGCTTTAACTTGAAACTAGCAGATGACAGAGTTATTGGCGAACGTGAAATTCAGTTTGAGCTTGCCAAGATGGTTCAAATGCCTGAAGAGAAGATTATGGAAACCGAAAGCAGTAATCTTGCCACACTACAAACTAATCTTGAAAAAGAAGTCTACGGCCAAAATATGGCTTTGACAGAAGTTGTAGATAAGATTATTGTTGCACAAGCCGGACTTAAGAGTGAAAACAAGCCTGTTGGATCTTTTGTGTTTATGGGCCCGACTGGTACTGGTAAGACAGAAACTGCTAAAGCATTGGCTAAACACTTAGGTGTTAAACTAATTCGCTTTGATATGAGTGAATACCAAGAAAAACACAGTATCAGCAAGTTAATTGGTAGCCCTCCCGGATATGTTGGGTTTGAAGAAAATGCTGGACAATTGATTACTGGTATTCAAGAATCACCTAACGCTGTACTGTTGTTAGATGAAATTGAAAAAGCACATCCAGATGTAATGACTGTGTTGTTACAAGTAATGGACAATGGGTTTATTACCGGAAGCAATGGTAAGAGTGCTGATTGCCGTAATTTAATTCTTATTCTTACTACCAATGCTGGTGCTCAAAGTGCAGAGAAAAATGCTATTGGATTTGGCTCGCAAGAAAAAGACTANAGTGATGCAGATTTGAAGAAGTTTTTAACTCCTGAATTCCGCAATCGTTTAGACGGTGTTGTTACATTTAACAAACTGGCTAAAGAAACTATGGTCAAGATTGTTAACAAGTTTATTGAAGAATTGCGAGATCAAGTCAAAGATAAAGGCATTAAAGTTAAGATTAACAAAGACGGTATTGAATGGTTAATCAACAAAGGCTTTGATACTAAGATGGGTGCTCGTCCGTTACAACGTGTTATTGATAAAGAGATCAAACGAGATCTTGCTAAGATGATGTTATTTGGCGCACTAAAGAACGGTGGAACTGCTACAGTTACTATCGACAACGACAAACTAGTACTTGTTGCTATTCCAAAGGAACCTAAAGTTCCATTGCTAGCAGACAGTACAATTAGCCTAGTTCAATTAGAAAATGGAGTATAAAACTACAAGATGTTTGTTTAGAGGCACATATCAGTACAAGATTGTACTGACGTGTGCTGGTTCTCAATGGTTTCGTAGTGGCGACATAACTAAGACCTTTGAAGAATTAAAAAAGATAAACTTAGGACAGGAAAAGAAATATCGTAATACTTCGATTAAAAGTCAAGAAGATTTAGATTATGCATTTAGCCTAGCTACCGCATTAAGTAATCTTTCAGACTATGATATACGTGTAGAAAGCCCATGGATCAGTATATATTCTAATAGTAAAAAGAATGTAGATGCGCTGATTAAATTAAACCCTGATAGGGTAAAATATGTTAGCCAGCCCGATCCTAATGCTAATTTGTCTATTGGCACAATAATTATGCCCAAGATGGATTATGATTATCGTATTACCTTGGGCAAAACTACACAGCCTAACCCTTCGTTTATCGAGTGGGCTGAAACTAGCAAAAAATGTAAACTTACTAAAAGTTGTGTTAGAGACTTAGGAAAACCGCGTAGTTGGGGCGGCACACACTTTTATATTACCGGTGATAACAATTTATTGCTGGCTAAAATGCACTTGGGCGGTAGCATTGCTAAAATAGAGCGCATCGTTAAAAGCTAAAGCGATAAATACTCTAACCGCAGAGTTTTCTGCTGATTTATTACTTTGGGCTTTAAAAATGCGAATGCAAGACTTATTAGAAGATAGATACTTTGATGATTCAAAGTTTGTTGCACACAAGGGCGATAAACGTGAAATCGATTATGATCTAATCGAAGATCTTATACACTTTATGCACAATGACGATCATGCCTACAGACGTCATATGTTTCCAGCCATTGCTCGTTGTATTGATAGTGTTGACCATAAAAAAGATACTAAACACAATATATTCGAACCAGCTGTAAAAAACAGCTATAAAATGTACATTGAAAAGTTTCCTATTAGAGAATTGCCCGATGATTTAGATGAAGAAATGTGTGAGCAAATCTGTAATAAATTACACGATGAAACTTTACAACATATACAAGACGGCATTTATAAGGATTAAATGTGCGTCTTAGAGAATTATTCCTTTATGAAGTAAAAGCTAAACCAGCTGCCGCAGAAGACGACAGCATGGAAAAATATGGCCGTCCGTTTAATCATCCTGAGCATCTTGTATTTTTTAAAGGTGCCGCTGGTACATTAGAAGCACTTGGACACTTTAAAGAGATTGCTAGCGAGAAGAGCGGTAAGACTACTGTACGCCGTAAGTGGGATGGTAATCCACAAGTTTATTGGGGACGCGAAACTAAAGGTGGACCATTAATCTTAGCAGGACACAATCAATGGGGCAAAGGTGTTAAAAGCGAGAACCCACATGATGTTTATGATTTTATTGTAAACAAAAGTGGCAATGCTAAAACTCCAGAAGAAATAGAAAAGCGTAAACAATTTGCTACAAACTTTAGTAATCTATATCCATTGTTTGATGCGGCAACTCCTAAAGATTTTGTTGGCTTTGTTTATGCAGATAATTTGTTTGGTGTAGAGCCTGCTAATCCTAAACGTCTAACACCTCCTACAAAAGAATATCCGCAAGGTGTATGGGAGTTTAGTCCTAACCCTTTAAGCGATACAACATATCATGTGGATGCCGCTAGTGATCTAGGGCAACGTATTTCTCGAGCTCACGTAATGGTTGTAGGCCATGCAGAATTTCCTAGCTTTGGTGCTAGCGATAGAGAGCAAGTTCCTAAAGATAACTTTGATGAATTTAATCAAACTCCTGGACTTATAGTACAAGGTCCTATCTATACAGATGCCGCACCTGAAGTAGATATCAGTGCAGTAGACGGCATGATTGAATATGCAAATAAACATGCCGCAGTTATAGATGGATTTTTAGGCAGTTTACCAGATCCAGATAAGAACGGAATATTTTATCCTTTCTTTAATGCTATGAGTAACAAACATGCTAACCAAGAAGTAGATTTTAATCAGTTAAGCGGCAATGATTTTATCAACTGGATGACGCATAAAGGTGTTAGTGCTAAGAAACAACAACATATCATAGCTATGACGCAAGCACATCCCGGAGGCCTTGATGCTATATTCCATTTAATTAAAGGTATTAGAAATATGAAAGATACAGTGGATGCGGCTATCAAAGCTCAACCTCGTAAAGAAATTTGGGATACACACGGTGAAGGGCATGTTCGCTATGCACAGAAACATCACAAGTATGGCAATATTAAAATTGTTCCTACAAGCTGGGCACCTGGTAAGAAACCCGTAGGAGCACCGCAATGAGATTAAGACAAATATTTGAAACAAAACATCATAAAGCAGATGCGGCTTTTTGTTTTGGTCGTTTCAATCCTGCACACCAAGGACATATGAAAGTATGGGAAGCAGTTAAACATGCGGGCAATGAATGGTTCATTGGAACTAACCCTAGTACTATTGGTCCTAATGACCCATTACCGTTCGATGTTAAAACAACATGGATGACTGCAATTGATCCTAGCATTAAAGGACATATACTGGGTGAACAAAGTATTGTTACACTAGCTGCCAAGATATATCAACAAGTGGGAGATGGTGCTACTATTGCTTATGTTACCGATTCTCAAGATTGGGCATGGAGTGGAAAACTGCTACATCAATACAATGGTAAGGAAAGCAATCACGGTTATTTTAATTTTGCTAATATTATACATGTAGAAAGTCCCCGTGTAACTAGCGCAACAGAGCTACGAAATGCCGCTCGCGCAGGCAATGAAAAATTGTTTTATCAGCTAGCAGGTGTTGATCCTAAATTAACTATTGCTGGAAAAACTTATTTCCAAACAGTAGCAGAAGCGTGTGGACAACATCCCGAAAAAGTCAAACGTGTTAAGAAAGAAAAAGCTGTTGTAGCTGATGAAAACATGATAGATGACAACGAAACTGATACTAGATTTGACCCTCATCCGCATCACAGACAATGGTTTCCAGTAGATGATCAATGGCCTGAAGTAGTTGGCGTAGATGGCAAATTGCTTGCAAAGTTCCAAAAAGAAGATGTTAATTTGATTAAATATGCTAATAAGGTAATAAGAGAGATGCGAGCAAAAGAATTTATAGCAGAGGGCGATGTTCCTTACGCTGGAAGAGGTGCTGAAGAACTACATGATGTACATATTCAAGCACTTAAAAATGCCATGAGTATTCCTAACATTAGCATGAATAAAGCTAATGGTAGTCCATATATGCAATATCGTTTTGGTATGGCTATGGCTAATCCTGATATGCCTCGTGCTGGTGCTATGAGTGGAGACCCTTTAATTACTGCTTATACGGATGCAGATATGCAAAAAGTAAAAGATGCCGCTAAATCTGTTGGAGCCGGTGCCATTACACATCTTTCAGACGGCAACAGCAATGAGTTAGATGGCGGTAACAAAGTTAGCCCTGTGCGCAAACAAACTAAAAATAAGTACGGAATATAATGAGAGCGAAAGAATTTATCACTGAACATACTGGTAAAGCTCACCCAGACCACAATTCTGTACATCAAGGGTACAATAAAGTTCGTGATCCTGGTGGTTATTATCCTAGCTATCATCAGATGCGTACTGGTATTGTATTAGGTATGATGGATGGTACAGGAAAGATGCCTGNACCTAAACCACCGCACGAAAGCTGGATGGGCCCATATTGGACACAGCATCCTTGGACAGAAGTAGAACATAAAATGTTTAGAGACGCTCGAAAAGTTATTCCTACAGAACATCATCAAATTCAGCCATGGAGTAAAAGTAAAGAACCTGATAGTACTCATAAAGTAAGTCCAGTGGCGGCTAAGAAAAAGAATAGGTTTGGTATATAATGAGAGCTAAAGAATTTATTGCAGAACAAATTGTCAGTGCTTTAGGTACAAAACAGCCAGAACTTAGATCAAAAAAAGATGTTAGACAACTGGGACAAACTCAGTCTGCCAAAGAATATCACCCTAAACAATTTAAAAATGGCAAATTAGGTGTGCCCAATGGTGTAGATCCTCACGATCCACACAATCAAACACTAGGAAATACAGAGTACGGTAGCAATCGAGGAGAAATGGCTGTAGAGTTTCAAGCTAGTTTACCGGGAGCATTTAGTGTTGATGATTTGCCTAGCGACTTCTATGGTGTATATCGATTAGGTATGGGCATTGCGGCAGGAGACAGAAATATCGCCTCTGCCGATAATATAGGCAAACACCCATTCTTTGTACCATTTGCTCCAGAAGAACATGCTAAGTTTGATAAGGAAATTAAACGTCAAGGACATAAAACTAAGTTAAGAACAACTACACAGAG